TTGAAAAAAATCTTAAATGGTTTGCACTTGTATTATTATTATTATTGTTATTTAAATTTATGCAAGGATGTAATAGAAATATGGGATATTCTATTAAAGAAAAAAATTATGTTCATGTTATAGATTCCATCAATACTAAATATAATAGTTTAAAAGAGGAATCACAAGATAGTATTAAAAAATTAAATTTTGAATTAAGACTTGCAAAAGATCGCACAAATTCTGCAAATGAAAGAGCTTCAGCAGTTCAAAGTGCAGTTGAAAAACTCAGATCAAATACAACAGTAGTTATTAAGGGCGCTGAAGAAATAAAAGATACAAATAAGAATAAATAACATATAATGAACAAAATACAAAAAATATATGATTTAGTTAAACTTTTTTATTAAATCTTCTTTTTTGACTTTCACTCATTTTTATACGGGTTTCTTTTGAAATAGGTTTTCTATTTTTAGCAGCTATAGATATTTTTTTACGAGATTCTTCGGAAACTTTTTTACCTTTATGAATTTTTGATATTTTTTCTAAATATTGCGTTGTATTATGAGCTATTTTAATATTTTCTTTTCCTTTTTCTGATTTAGGTTTTCTCATATGTTTTTTATGTTCTTCTGATTTAGGTTTTCTTAAATGTTGTTTATGTTCTTCTGATAAATGTTTTCCAATATTCCATGGAATTTGATTTTTATGAGAATCACTGGCTTTTTTTCTTGTTTCTTCTGATATACCTACTTTACCTTTATTCCAAGCAATTCTACCTTTTCCATTTTTTGAAATTTTTTCCTTTGATTTTTGTGTATGATGTTTTCCTAACCACGGTTGTTTTCCTTTATTTGCTTTACTAATTTTTTGTTTTGATTCATCTGAAAAACAGTTTTTAACATTATGTCCACCTGCTGGACTTATATTATATCCATTAGGACTTAATGTATTATACTGAATAATATATTTTCTTTGAGCATCAAATGCATCTTTTTTAGTTTTGTGATATTCTATAATTTTTTTATTAAAATTTTCTTTTCCATATTTTTTGACAGCTTTAAATAAGTTATATCCGCTTCCGATATAATCATCATTTAAATTACTAGTTGAATGTTCACCTATATATTGTTTTCCGTCAATTAAATTTGTAGTTATATATACATAATTAAAATACTTGTCCATTGTGTCTGCTTTATTTTATATATTCATGTATTTTTTGAAACTTTTTTCTTTTTTTTAATAAAATATATAAATAAATTAAATTATGCTATGATAAATTTTAAAAAATTTAAGATTACTAATAAAGGTTTATATTGGGGATTAGTTATAACTTTTGCAATTTTATATATATGTGTTGGATTTGTTAGTACTTTACATAGTATAACTTTTTTTCATCTTGCTAATAATATAGGATTAGCTATTTTATTGGGGTTAACTTACGAATTAGGACAAGCTAGCGTTTTGTTCGGAATCTTGATGACAAAAAATAAAGATACATTTTTACCATGGGCATTAATGTTTCTGCTAACGGCATTACAAGTAACTGCAAACGTATATGCATCATTTAAATTTATGGCTACTTCTGGTAGTAATGATTGGACTTATTGGCAAAAATCTATATTATTTGGAGTTCAAGCATCAAATACTGAAATGTATCAGGTTATTATTTCATGGATTGCTGGTGCTTTATTACCAATTGTTGCTCTTGGAATGACAGCGTTAGTTGCGCAAAATATAAGATTAATGACTAAAGAAGCTGAAGAAAATGAAAAAGAAAAAAAAGGTAGTGTGCCTGATGAAGAAGTTGAAACAGTAATTGAAAATGAAGTTAAGAAAAGATTAGATGAACGTGAAGAAAAAGAACATGAATTTAGAGTTACAATGCAAAACTTATTACAAAAAAAAGAACCCGCATATGTTGATATAGATGAATCCGGAATTGGTGGAGAACTTACTCTTGACGAACAACAAAAAATTAGTGATTTTATTGAAGAAGAAAAACTGATGCGTGAACTTGATGAAGATATTGTTAATTTATCTCCAATTGAAGCAGAAGCAAAAGAATATGATAAACAAATTGATAATGCTTTAGATAAACAACTAAAATTACAAGAAACATTAAAAAACATTAATGATGATTTAAAAGAAGAAATTAAAAAACGAGGGCGACCGCCGAAACAAAAAGAAACGGCAGTTGAGCCAAAAAAAGAACAGGGACTCTTACAAAAAGAGGAAAGCGTAAGCGTCCCGCAAGAAAAACCAATAAGAAGTAGAACAATAGATCCTCTTAAAAGAAAAAGTACAACTCAAGTAATAAAAGAAAAAGACCTCGATAAAATAATGAAACCATCAAAAGGAGAAGAGGTTATTAAATTACTTGAGATCATTGATAAAGTTAAAACAAAGGAATCTACATTTGAACCTATTAAAGATGAAGAGATATCACAAGAATCACCTCTAGTACCGCCTGAATTACGAACTCCTTATGTTGATACAGGTGTTGAAGTATTAGATGCTAAGGCTGTTCCTAAACAACCTCAAGTAAAAAAAAATTAAGAAAAGTTGATAAATTTGGGATTCCTATACAAAAGGGAGAACATAAAAATTTTGATAGAATATAAAGAGGCATATGCCTCTTTTTTTGTTAGATAAATAAAATAAATAAAAAAATATAATTTAAAATGAAATTGGTTAGAGAAGTTTTATATGATGATATTTATTATTATCATATATTAAATGAATCTATATTAAATGAAGAATTTAACATTGAAAAATTAAAAGATATTATTAGTGGAATAAAAAATAAAGGTGAAGTTTTAAATAAATTTATAAAAAAATTTAATGAAACGCGCGATGTTAACGTAAAGAAACATATATCTACCATTCTACTAGTATTATTCACGTTAAATTTTATGGGTAATAATAGTATATTAAATGATATATCAGCAGTCAGTACAGAAGTAGCAAAAGAAAAAACTATAGATGCAAAAAAATTATACGATATCACAAAAAGCCTTTATATTAATTACAAAACAGTAAAAGCTTCTAAAGAAGTTAAAAATTTAATTAAAAATCATGAAAAATTAAGATTAACTGCATATGCTATCGGTGATGATCAAATTACAATAGGATATGGCCATTCATATCCAAAAAATAAATCACCATATAAAATAGGTGATAAAATAAGTGTAGAGAAAGCAGAAAAATTATTTAATAATGATATTACAATAGTTGAAAATGGTCTTAAAAGAATGTTTTTAGAATGGGAAAAAGAAAAAATATATGTGAAAATTAATCAATCTATGTTTGATGCAATGGTATCAATGGCATTTAATATGGGAATAGGTGGATTAAGACAAACAGAATTTATACAACATATAAAGAACGGAAACTATGAAACCGCTGCAGAAAAAATAAAAACAACAAATATAGGGTCAATAATAAGAAATAAAGAAGGTGAATCTAAATATGTGGGTATGCCAGGATTAATTTCAAGAAGACAACAAGAACATAATTTATTTATGAAAGGAATATAAAACAATGAAAATAAAAAAGATGAATTGGTTTGTTAGATTCATAACCCTTGGGTGGGCATCAGCTATTACTTTATCGCCGTTTGGAATATACATTAAAAAAGAAGAAAATTTAAATAATCTTCGAATGATTAATCATGAAAAAATACACTGGAAACAACAAGTGGAAATGTTAATAATTTTATTTTACATTTGGTATTTATTAGAGTGGTTTTGTAAAACAGGCATTTTTGGAAAAACTGCATATAAAAATATTTCATTTGAAAGAGAATCATACATAAATGATGATAATTTAGAATATTTAAAAACAAGAAAACATTATTCATGGTTAAAATATATTATAAATAAAAAAGATTAAGTTATTGAATTAAAAATTTGAATAAATAAATAAAATAATAATATTATAACATGGCAGATTTATTCAATAATAACACGTCTAATGATTATATTAATCCTTCTTTACCTCAATGCCCAGGTAATGCAGATTCAGCAAAATTTGAATTTTTACCTGGACAAGAAGTTGGGATAATATTTGGGAGTGATATTATATTATCAATGGGTTTGGGAGATATATCTCAACCTGTTACAGGTTGGGTACAACAAAC